ACAATAAATCGGCGGTATATTAGCATTTAAATATGACATAGTACATTATTTTATTTCACCCCAATTAGGGCCAGATTCGTAATCTACTTTATTAGGTACTTTTAAGTCAACTGCATTTTCCATTATGTCTTTTATTTTTTTAGCTTGACTCTCAGATTCAATAGAGAAGTCTAACTCATCATGTATTTGTATATGACCTATTAAACCTTCTTTATATAAATCAATCATTGCTTTCTTAGTCATGTCAGCTGCTGACCCTTGTATTAGTTTGTTTAAAGCTTTGTATGTAAAAGCTCTACGTACAGGATTTTTATGCCAATAATTTTTCTTTGGGTTACCATCTTTATCAGTAATAACTTTACCTTCTTCATCTAATTGATGTGGCCCCATTTTTTGTAATTCTAATATTGTTTCATGATCTTGTGCAGGAACAAACGTACCCCAATCACTTCCTCTAAGTATTGGTTCGTACTTAGGAAATCTACAACGTCTACCTAATAATGTTTTTATTCTACCTTTATTTTGTGCAGCTTCCATTACACCAGTCATTAACTCTTTTACAAAAGGTACTTGACCGTGATATTGATTAAATAACTCATCTGCTTTTTCTTTTGATACACCTAATTCATTTTGAAGTTTTGCTTTTCCCATTCCATAAAATAAACCTAAGTTAATTGTCTTAGCTTCTTTTCTATCTATGTTAGCCATGTCAGCAACAATTTGATGAAAGTCTGTGGATGGATCATTTTCATATGAATCTGCAATTACTTGAGCTGAATCGTAATCAAATCTTAATGCATAATGTGCAACTAATCTTGGTTCTTGTTGTGAGTAATCAAATGTACCCCATGTGCAGCCTTCTTCAGGTATAAACAAACTTCTTATCAATGGTCCTGTGTCTGGATCTCTTGCAGGAATTTGTTGTAAGTTTGGATTAGAATAACTAAATCGTCCTGTAACTGTACCACCATCATCTGATCTTATTTGATTAATATCTGCGTGTATTCTACCATTATGTGAATGTTTTAAAATAGTATCAATAAAAGTTGTACTAACCTTGTTTATTTTTCTAGCTTCTGCTATCATACGAACTACAGGATGTTTGTGAGAGGAAATAAAATTTTTTGTAAATGAAGGAGAGTTTGTTTTTTCAGTACGGTTATAAGATAGCTTCAGTTTGTCAAAAACTTTTGCAATCGATCTGGCTGCCCATATCTGAGTATCTACTCCTGTTTCTATTTTTATTTGTTGCAATAGGTTTTGTTCTTTTACTGCCATTGCTGTTTTTAATTGATTGGCTTTCTCTATATCTACCCGAACACCTAGGTGGCGCATATCAACCAAACAAGGGAAAAGATCAGTCTCAAGATTAAATATTTTCTGCAGGTCATCTTCTATAATAATTTTTTTAAAGTTATGCCAAAGTTCTAAAGTTAGTGCAGCATCTTCTTCTGCATATGCTCCAACTTCCATTGCAGGTAATTTCCACATATCTGCTTTTGGATCTAACCCTCTTTCTTTAGCAGCTTTAATAAGTAATGCTTCGTTCTTACCTTTATTTAAATATACCCATGATAATGAATTTAAAGTATATGAAAATCTATTCTCATCAATTAATGATGCTGCAATCATAGTATCAATAATTAAACCATTTATTTTAATACCTAAATTACGTATCCAACACACGTCATACATTGCATTATGAAATATTTTTGCAGCTGGTGATTCGCAAATATCTTTAAACCAACTTAAAACTTGATCTCTAGGTAAATTTTTACCTGTTCCATGTGCTATAGGAAAATAACCTTTATAACCATCTACGGCAACTGCAATACCTACAATTTCACCATTACCTATTATAGCCCCTGAACCCAGTTTCTTTAAGTTTGGATCTCTTGTTTCCAAGTCAATTGCTATTTCTTCTGCTGATCTTAAATCAGGAAACTCTGTAGGTGCTACCCACTCTGTAGTCGGCATCAACATTATTTTTTCTTCTTTATGTCTTTCATTTTTTTAATTTCTAATTCACAATAGTGAATTATTTTTTCTAAATCTTGTATGCCATTTTTATTCATATAACGACATACATACTTGATAACATTTCCTTGAAAAAAAGAAAGGTCATTTTTAGAAATAAATTCATACGGTTGTATGTAAAACGATTTATAATGAGATCCTCCGATTTGTTTGTCTTGAGGAAATACATCTTTAAATATATCTTTATTAGTCATAATTTCTCCTGTATTTATTTGTGGCAGTTGTTGGTTTAACGATAATTGGATGAGCAGGGAGTCGGGATATCGAACCAACTATGTTCGTTAAAACACGACGCTGCCACTCGCCGTTAAAGGGTTTCCCTCTCCCAATCGGTTTATATGCACTCGCATATAAATTCTTATAAGTGTTTGTATTCATTTCTTTTTATTCTTGCTTTTAATTTATATAAATTATTTCTTGCACGTGTTGATCCAACATACCAAACTCTGTGTTCTTCATCATGTTTATCTTGACTCTTTTTAATTGCTTTTTTAATTTTATCTCCAATATCTAGACAAATAATTACATTATCTTCTTCACCACCTTTAGCTGCGTGAATAGTGGATAACTGTATACGTGCATCTTTATCTAAATCTTCATTGTTATCTAATAAATGTTTTATGTATTCTCTTTCTTTATAATCAGTTTCTTTAAATGCATCGAACCAATTTATATTTTTATCCCACTGTTCTTGTTTCAAACCTGTAAATTCAACAATGTCTTTTATTTCTTTTTCTTCTAATGGTATTCCTCTACACCAAGAATTATAATTTACAGATGCATTGTATATTCTTACTTTAAAACTTTTACCTTTATTAGTTTCATAATATAAATTTCTTTTTCTTAATTCCTTTTTCATCTTATTTAATCTAGAAATAGTTCTTGTTTGTATTAACCATTTACCTTGAGTTAAATCTACTTGATCTAAATTATTTATTCTTTCACTTAAACCTTCATAATCTCTTGCATAATATTGTTTTAGTTTTCTCTGACCCACAATATTAGTTAATGGTACAATAGATTGTTCTTGCACTGCTTTAGATATTCTTTTAGAATATTTTAATACTGTCTCTTTCGCAGGTTCATTTATAAATCTGTTTACGTCTGCGCCTGCCCAAGCAAATATAGCTTGGTCGTCATCACCTGCTAGATAAATATCATCCGCATATTCTTTTAATCTATCAAATAACTTCCATTGCAATGGAGATAAATCTTGTGCTTCATCTATAAATATAACTTTAAACTTAGGTAAATTTTCTTTCTCTATAAGTTTATAGATCATATCGTTAAAATCTAATTTCTTTTTTACTTTTTTATATTCTTTTAAATTGTCATCAATATTTTTTAGTATTGAAAATTTTTTTATTTCTTTTCTATTGTGTTCATTTCTATCATACTCCTCTCTAATAGAGACATCTCTATTCATTGCTCTACCAATCATTTGAAAATATGGACTATCATTATTTAAATAAAATATTTCTTCCTTATTATATTTGTCATAATATTTAACTCTTACATTTAGTTTCTTACCTATTTTTTCATAGTCTGATGGCTGCATTACTTTCTTAGTATTTAAATCTAATTGATCAAAAGCAAATGAGTGTATGGTTCTAAAATAATATAACTTATCATTATCTACTGGCATTCTATTTCTAGCAACTTTTGCTGCTTTTTTAGTAAATGCAAAATATGCAATACTATCTAAAGGTGTACCAATTCTAATATAAGCTTTAGCTCTACTAATTAGTTTATGTGTTTTACCTGTACCTGGAGGGCCAAAATATTTATATATCATTATACAATGTCCTCTTCGTTTTCTATTTCCATTATTTCTTCTACTTCTTCTTCCTCTTCAAAAAAATATAAAGGTATTTTTGCACATCGACTTACACCTGGATAAGGTTCATTTGTTTTTTTATTAATACCAGGAAATCTTTTCTTTTTACCAAATTCTGGTTTAGGTAATGCTTCATCTTCTTTCTCAAACATTTTTGTAATCATGTAAGAAGTTCTTGATGAATCTTTTTTCCATTCATTTTCTTTTAAAAAATTATAAAAGTCATCATAAACAAACCATGCATATGTGTTATCTTTTAATACGTTACCACTTTGAAATGAATTAAATGTTGTAGCTTGAGGCCCATAAATATGTTCTTGTAGTAATTTTTTTAATATCTCCATTGGAGTGGTTCCTGGAGCCGGTTGCACTGTATCCACACCATCTAACAATGCATTTATCATCTCATAGAATTCCATAGCTTTAATCGGTGGAGGAAACACATCTGCTTGTGCCATAATTAGTCCTCTTAATTCTTTTTGATCTTTTAATTTATTTACATCTTTTGCATGTACAGGAACTGATTCACCTTTTTTATTTTCTACTGTAAAATAGTATTCAGGATCTGGTTTAAAATCGACTTTAATTAAATGATTCATTAGAGGCCAATTAATTTTTTTATCAGATATAATTCCAAATCTTCTTTTCACACACTCTGATTTAACACAAACTGGTGCAAGTAATTCATCACCACAAGTATGACCTTTAGTTTCTTTTTCCCAATTTTTTATTTTCTTTTCAATATGATCATCTGTCCATGTTGCATTAAATTCAAAATAATTTCTACCTGCTTGCAATACTTTATTCTTCCAATCATCTGAATATTTCTTTTTAGCAAACACCATGTAGTTGTATAAAAATCTATCACGACCATCTGTCATTTTATTTTTAGATAAAATTTCTAAACAAGGTGGACCATCTTTAAATTCTTCTGCACCACCTGTTAACTCTTTTTGAATTATATTTCCTGATATATTTTTTAGTTGCTCTGCAGTTTGTTTATTTAGTTCAATACAATTTAAAAATATTGCAAATGGTATTTCTTTTCCTGAAGGATCTATTGCAACTCTTTCTTTTTTACCAAAGTAAGGTAGATTAATAAAATTACCGTTTAATTTATTACCATCTGTATCGTCTCCTAGTTTTGTTTGTTTAGGAAATATTTCTGTATTAATTGGTAACTTAAATAAAAATAATACTTCTTCTAAAAAATCTTTTATAACTTTTGCTTTTACTAATTGTTTTGTAAATACATATAAATGTAATCCACCACTTTTAGATTTTATTGGTATAAGTGGTAATTCTTTTTCTTGAATAATATCTAGATAATATTTTAAATCTAAATTTTTATATATCTTTGGATCAATATCTATTGCACCAAATCTTGCTAAACCATCATCATTACAAGGTTGTATACCTATTGATTTAGTTCCATTTAAATGTTGTTGATAATCTGAGTCAGTTATTGGTTTACCTGACCAACCATAGTCACCTGATCTAAATTTTATTTTACCTGTATCTGGATCTTTGTAGCCATTACTAATATTACAAAAACCAAAATTACGAGTTAAACCAGTAAAATGATTTTTAAATTCTTTTTGTAATTCATCCATTCATATTTCCCTTTAAAATATTTTAGAAGGCGGCCCCAGTCTCCCGTGGCCGCCTTTCCTTCGAAGTATTCACTTAGTGAATTAGACAATATCTGCAGTCTTAGATTTTTCGCCTTTTTCATACTCAGGTTTTGCTTGACCTTTAGACACAGATTTTTGAAACTCTTGTGCCATTAAGTATAAGTCAGCGTCTGTTTTTTGTGCTACATCTAAAGCTCTTGCCATAGATGGTTTGTAGACGTGCCAGCTTTTACTTCCTGCAGTTTTACCAACAGTTTTTAAATTATAAACTGCTGCATATGCTGCTGGATTGTAAACACCTTTGTCATCCTTAAATCTAAGATTTTTAATCAATTGATTTAATTCTCTCGCAGGTGTTAAGTTAGACGATCTCATAGTAATTACTGCAGGTCTAGGTTCTTCACCTAAAACAATTACATAAAAGTATGCAGTTTTTTCTAAGTAATTACCGTTAGTCAGTCTATACTTACCGTTCCTTTCTTCAACAGCATCATCAGGTATTGATAAATGTGTTGCGACAGGTGGAGCTGCTGTGTCTCCCATTTCCTGCCATTCTGGATATCTTGTTTGCACGTGTGCAACAACAATATCCACACCTTGTTCACCATCTATTAATGTACCAAGACCTTTAGCATAAATCATACCAGGCTGTGAACCTTCTACGTATTTTGCATTACTCTTATTACATTCAGGTGATAGTTGATGTAGGATTTTTAAAATCGGAGTTGACATATCGTCCGATTTTATTTCTTCGCTACCTCTACCAGAATCGTTTCTTAGGTTGATAGTAGCCAGTGCACCTGCACTGTTCTTCTTAGTTATAGCATCTGTATTTGCCATAGGATGTCTCCTTATTTGGTTATTATTTATTTTTTATTTTTAAAATGCGTTTGATTTCCATCAAACGTATTGAATAGTTCTGCAGGAACTTCATGACCTTTGTCTTTCCATTCCTTCATAACTACTTTGAGTGTCTGTGGGTGAACTTTTTCCTCTTGGATAGGTTCAAACCCACTAGACCTCGCAAGGCTAACGTAATCGACAGCCTTGTTATCTTCGCCTTGGCCAAATGATACAATAACATTATTTTTTACTATATCACCCAGACCTTGGTCACGAAGCCATGTAATCGCCTCTGCTTTTTTGTCAGCTTTTACTGAGGCACTATAAATTTTTTTAACAGATAATTCTGAACCATCTCTTAGTTTTAAACTAGATAAGTTCATATCTTCCATTAATTTTGGAATAACCATACAGCTAAAGTGTTTTTCATCTTGTTTTAAATCTTTAACTTGGTCTTCTAAGTTTTTAATTTGTTCTTGAATTGAACGCAACTTTTCAACTTCTGTTGAAAGTTTATCTGGATCAATGTTTGTAGATTGATCAGGTGCATCTTTACGTAAGTCTATCATCATAATTAACTCCTTTTGTTTTTTTCTTTTTGACTTTCATGGCGGTAATTATAAGGACTCGAACTTAAATTGTCAAGTTTTATTTTTGAAAAATATCTACTTCGATTGGATAATAAGTTTTTTCTTGACGATCCCATTTTAATAATTTGTATTTTCCATTTGTAATATCACAAACAACTGAACAAACTACTCCAATAATTGCAGGATCTCCTGACAATAATAAGTAATCATCAGTTGTATAATCTTTTAAAAGTGTTCTTAATTTTTGTATTAGTGGACCAGGTGACATTATAATTTGGCTTTTTTCTGGCAAGAGTGAGACAATTTGTCCAAACTTTGATGCGCCTAAAATATTATATTTTGGTTGTCCTATAGACGTTCCTGGTATTTCTTGTGTTAAATAAACTTTACTCATTGACTTTTTCTTTTTTATCATTACTATAGCTAATAGAAAGAAAAGTAAATAGAATATTATGGATTATAAATTTAAAACTAAGCCTTATGAGCATCAATTAGATGCATTAAAAGAGTCATGGGATAAAGAAAATTTTGCGTACTTCATGGAAATGGGTACAGGTAAATCAAAGGTATTACTAGATAATGCCGCAATGCTTTATGATAAAGGCCAGATAAATGGCCTCCTTCTTATTGCACCAAAAGGTGTTTATAAGAACTGGTATGATCAGGAAGTGCCAACACACTTACCTGATCATATTGAAAAGAAAATGGTGTTATGGAAAACATCAGATAAGTCTAAAAAACAACAATCTATATTAAATACCATGTTTCAAGTTGGTACAGACTTTCATATTTTAATTATGAATGTTGAAGCTTTTTCAAAAGGTGATGGTATAAAATTTGCACAAAAATTTTTAATGTGTCACAAAGCAATGATTGCAATAGATGAGTCTACTACAATTAAAACACCTACATCAAATAGAACAAAAAGTATTTTATCACTAAGAGAACTTGCAAAATATAGAAGAATATTAACAGGTTCACCTGTAACTAAATCACCATTAGATTTATTTTCTCAATGTCAGTTTCTTGATCCTTGGCTTCTAGGTCATGATTCTTATTGGACATTCAAAGCAAGATACGCTGTTACTAAAAAAATAGAAGTACAAGGTAGAAGAGTTGAGATTGTTGTCGGTTATAGAAACCTTGGTGAATTATCAGAAAAGATAAAACCTTTTTCAAAAAGAATATTAAAAGAAGATTGTTTGGATTTACCAGAAAAAACTTATGTTAAACATTACGTTGAACTTACAGAAGATCAGAAAAAAGTTTATAAGCAAATGAAAGCAGAAGCGATAGCATTTTTAGATGGTAAAATGCAGTCTTCAGCAACAGTCATGACTCAGTTAATGAGACTACATCAAATAACTTGTGGTCACTTTACAGCTGATGATGGTACAATAAAAGATTTACCATGTAGTAGACTTACTGAACTAATGAACATATTAGAAAATGTAGAAGGTAAAACAATTATATGGTCACATTATACTCATGATGTAAAAAGAATTATTCAAAAAATAAAAGAAGTGTATGGAGAGAATTCAGTTGTAGATTATTTTGGTGAAACTGACACAGATGCTAGATCAAAAAATATAAAAAGATTTCAAAACGATGATGAATGTAGATTCTTTGTTGGTACAACACATACAGGTGGTTATGGTATTACACTAACTGCAGGTAGTAATATGGTTTATTTTTCTAATGGTTATGATTTAGAAAAAAGACAACAATCAGAAGCTCGTATTGATCGTATCGGTCAAACAAGAAAAATGACTTACATAGATATAATGAGTCAAGATACGATTGATGAAAGAATTGTAAAAGCTTTACGTAATAAAGTTGATATTGCTAATACAATTATGGATGAAGATTTTAGAGAGTGGATTTAAAAGAATCCTTTATCTAAGGCTTTCTCTAATAGCAGAAGTGATACTGCCCCTACAGTACCCAATAACACCCAATAGATCTTGTCTATCTTACCACCCAAATCGTGTATACCATCATGCATATGTTTAACATCTTTCTTTAAACCAGTGATATATCCGTAAATGGATAGTAAATGTTCTCTTGTGCTCTTAGGTCTTATTTTATCTCCGTTAGGCATTATACTAATCCTCTGTCTCTTAATCTTATCATCTTTTCTTCTTCAGATAGATAAGCATTTTCTGCAGGTGTTAATCCTTGATACATTGTTCCTCCTGATCCCTGTTTCTGTAATACTTGAGCATTAGGCATTGGTTGTGGTGGTAATGGTGGTGTTTGTATTTCTGGTAATAAATAATTATTTATATCTAAAGATTCGTTAAATGATTGTTCACCTTCTCTAGGTGATCCTTTTGCTCTAGAGATTCTACTATCAACATTAAACAAAAATTGATTTGTTAATGAAATTCTATTCATATCATTTACCATTCTTCTTATGATAGGTTTAACAATTCTATATGGATCTGCTCCTCCAAGATTACGAGCAGTTTCTTTAAATTTTTTTTCTATATCCTCAGAAGGAACATATGCATCAAAATTTGCACTCCTTAAATCTCTAAAAGTTTCGTTACTTAATTGTCTCTCCTTAAATTTATTTTGTAAAGCGCCTCTACTTATGCCTAATATTTCGGCAGCTGATAAATCCAAAAACATATTTTGTTGAACATTAAATCTAGCATTATTTGATTTAGCAAATTGTATTATTATATCGTTTGGTTCTACTTGACCACCTTTTAAAACTCCAAAAGCACCACCAGTAAATTCTCTTCTAGCATTTCTTATTCCAGTTTGATATTCAGAAATTTTAAAATCCATAGATCTTAGAGGATCTACTTTAATAGCTCTTAAACCCATAAACCCAGCTATCTCAGGCCCAACATCATATTGCTCTCCTCTTTCAGTAGGAGTTTCTGTTAGTGCTTGTACTACTCTTTTGTATGGTTTAAAGTTAGGTGCAAGGGCCTTAATTAAATGAGAAGTAATTATAGATGTCTTATCACCAAGTGAAGTTTGATCAGTATATAATCTTCTACCATCTTCTGTTCTTCCTCCTCTAACGACTATATCTGCTGTTGCTTCTGTCCAAATAGATTCTGAAATAAAAGGATTCATTATCTCAGCTCCTGCTTCATATAACCCACTTGCAAAACTTTGTAGAACTTGTTCGTCGGTCATGGTTCCTTCTTGAATATTATTTATTACAGTTCTCAAAGGTCTATTAATAACATCATATGCGTTAGTGTGACTGAAGTCTGTGTATCTTAACTCTCCGTCTTCAGTTCTAGTTGGAATTAGTGTAGAATTTTTTGACCATTCAGGAACAAATCTTCTTAAAGCGTCTAACTCTTCTTTTGATACATCATACAAAGCCGAAGCTCCTTCTGTTAATGCAATAGGCACTGCTGTTGAAAATGATGCCATACCAAAAAGTCTTTTTATTCCTACACCATAAGATCCTGTTTCAATAGCATTGTTTTTAACAACTCTTTCTGAAACTACTTGACCAGTTTTTGGATCTAAAACTTGTTCTGTAACTGTTGAACCTATGTTGCTACCTTTTACTCTTACCCCTGCAGCAGGTTTATGACTCATTTCCCTTAAACCTTGTTCAACAATATTTCCTGTTGTTCTTATCATTTCAGATGGAAAAGACATGAAATTACCAACTGGTAATAATCTAGCTGTTCTAACAAAAGAACCTACAAAAGCATAATTAGGAACAGTGTTTTTAACTATATTTGCCGCTTCTGTTTTAAGAGCAAAGTCATCTAAAAATTCATCATATGTTCCTGTAAAAGTTTTATTTTTTTTAGCGTTATTGAATTTTAATATTAATTCGTTTTCTGGCAAATCAATTACATTTCTATTAATACCTTTTCCTTTAGCAACTTGTTTTTTTAATCTGTCTAATTCAACTACGTAATTAGTTATTTTAAACGTATCATCTTCAGCAACATATTTACCTTGAAAAAAATCTTTAACTTTAGTCATTCTTCTCATAAAAGGACTTAATATACTATCTAAGTTTGCTGATTGTTCTCCAAATCTAACATCTTTGAGTAAAGCTTTTAAATCACCTATTTGTACTTGTGAATTTACTACACCTAATTCAGTTAGTTCTCTATAGGCTTCTTGAGCTCTACTTGAGTTGGGACCAAATTTAGTTAAACCAGAAGTATCAATACCTTCTGCAAAAGCTTTTTTTATTAATGCAGGGTTTTCAAATAAAATACCATTAGCTCCAGAAAAACCAAATGCACTTAACATATTACGTATGTGAGTAGGAACAGAAAAAACTGTTTTTGATAACTGTGAAATTCCTTTTGGAAAAATTAAAAGATTTCTATATAACCAACTTGCAACAGCTTCTGCACCTTCTTTTCCTTCTCCTCTTACAAATCCTTGAAGACCATCAGCAACATTATTTATATTTAAAATAGCATCATATATTTCTTTAGTAGTCCATTTATTAGCTAAAGGATTATATAAGCCTTCTGCTCCAGGTAATTTTTCAACTATTTTATCTAGTCGAACAAGCTCTATACCTGTAATGTTTGATCTCAATGCTTCTTTACCTGCGTCCTCACTTGTCCAAAAAAATCCTCTACCACCTGCTGCCTGTACTTGATCATTTTTAGCTGCAACAGAAGTTAAATAAGCAGCTGTTCTAGCTTTCGTTGATAAATTTGTCATAGCGTTGTAGATAGAATATCTTGGATCTTTTATTTCTCCCAACAATTCTCTTATTTCTTTAGGTAAAAGATTTGTGTCATCTACAACTTGTTTTATAAATTCACCACCAGGTTTACCTTCCATTGTTTTTGTAATATATTTGTTTAAATCTAAGTTAGTAGGTTTACTTAATTTTTTTACGGATGAGATTAGGTTCTTAACTTGAAGCGTGGCTTCTCTTCTAAGTAAATCTTCACCCATTTCAGGATTTGTTTTTTTAATTGCCGTTTTAAAAAAATTAATTGCTGCTTCTTCTGCTTCTCCAGTCGGTCTATATCTACTAAAAAGAGACGTAAATTTACCTTTAGTTTCAAACATTTTGTATGTAGTTCCCAACCAATCCTGTGTTCTTGATTTAAGGATTGCTTGTAGTTGTTTTGAACCTTCTTTAAATTTTACACCTGAAGCGTTAGAATCTAATATGTCGATTAATTTTACAAATTCTTCTCTAGCTAAATTTAAATTACCTATTAATGATTGACGAGTTTCTTTATCAACATTTGATTTATTTAAAAGATTTGTTAAATCATCTAAAGATTTAAAATTTATTTCTTGCCTTAAATTACCTTCAAACAAAGCATCATTTAAAACTTTATAAAATTCATCACGTTGTTTTGGATTAGATTTACCAAAATATTTTTCTGCATTTGGATAAATTCCATCTACTAGTCTTGTAATATTGTCTACTATTTCTTTTGCTTTACCTGAGTCTGTTGCTATTAAAGCTTGTTTAAGTTTTTCTTCTCCAAATAATTCTTTGGTTAATCCACCTCGTGGACTAAAAGGAGCTCTTATATATTTATCTAACCATCTATCAAATTTACTATTACTATAAGCTAGTTCTTGGCCTCTTTGAGCTAGTAGTTTTGCACTTTTACCTGCTCCATAAACTACAGGTGTAAGTAGTAAAGACTCCGATCCAAACTTTAATCTATTAAGTAATCTTCTTGTAGCTTCCTCTTTACCAGTAGTTTCTTCTCTATCTAATTGAGTGACACCTTTATCAAACATATCACCAAATGTTCCTATTTTTTCTACATCAGCAACAAACAATTCTCCTGCTGCTCCTCCCATAACTCCAACAGCATATCTTCCATACTTTGCCTTAGTGTTTAAATCTTTAACATTATTTAAAGCATCTGTTAGTTTTTCTCTACTTCCGGTTTTTTTAAAATCTGCGTAAGCATCTGCCTTTTTTGCTCTTATTGCTTTTGCTGTTAAGTTTCTCGCAGCTTGATTAGCTGCTTTAAAACCAATTGTTCCGGGAACACCTACCTGAATGATTGCCTCTGTAAGTTTACCAATTGCTCTATCTTCTGCTGCTTCTTCAAAAATATTTATTTTATCAAAAAACTGTTCTACATCTGCTGCTAAATCTGTATCTGCACCTAGATCAATTAATTCTGCTCCTAATGAAACTACACCTTCAGGTATTTTAATTATTCCTGAAGCTATACCTGATGCAAATGATTTATACCAAGATGTTTCACTATCTCTTTCGGCACGGTTAAGAGGTAAAAATTGTTCTGAAGACATTTAACCTCCTATCTTTGTTTTTTTCGTATATTCCCGTATAAAGAATCCATTTTATCTTTTCGCATCATATCCTTTATATCTTCCATGCTTACAGCGTTTTCACCTATTCTTTTTTTCTCATTATTCAGCCAATTTCTTCCTGCATTTTTTGGTCTTTCTCCAATTAATATAAGTCCTTTTTCAGCAGCATATGCCTCAGCGTCTTCTCTTGAAAGTGAAGTGCTTTTTTTCTCAGGACCTCCTTCAATATTATTTTCTTCTTCTGGACTATAGTTATTTATATCTAATTTTTTATAAGAGTATGTCTTATCTTTGTTTTTTCTTAATTGTTTAAAATTACCATCAGTTACATCATAAAAAATATTACCTTCATTATTTTTTTTCCATGCGGCAGGCACTTGATTTGTGTTTAATATTCCTTCACCATATCCATGAATTGATCCTATAAAAGCTTCCTCTCCACCTTTAAATGCTGTTCCAAAAGTTTCCATAGCTTTTGTTTCTAATTTACTATTTTCATAAGCAGCTCTATTATCCGACGCTACTCTACTATTATAGTCTTTAAATAGATCCTCAGATTTTACAAATTCATTATCTTCATCGTCCGCATCAAGTTCCATTTGAAGTAATTCTTTTGCATTATCAGATTGAATCTCTAGTTTTTCTAAAGCTAATTGTCTATTATTAGCTAATTGGGTTAATAAATTTTCTCTTTCAAGTTTTGTTAATTCTTTGTTTGCATATATTTTATTTGCTAATTCTTTACCTTTATTTAATACATCTGCTTTAGCTATTTCTAATTTGTTTTCAATTTCCATAGCTGCTTTATCTTGAGCTTCTTTTGTTTCTATTGCTTTACCAGTTGCCTGAAGTCTAATACCTCTTTTAAATTTATCCTCTGCTGCTTTTTCTCTTATCATAGCTTGTAAAGGTTTTTCGGCTGCTCCTACGACATTTCCAATAAGACTACCACCACCTGTTTTGTTAGCTAATGCTGGACCGTACTGTAATAAAAAAGTTGTAAGAGGATCATATCCTCCTCTATCTCCTGCTGCTTCAAGTAAAGAAGCTGAATACTGTTCTTTTAAATCTTGTAAAGATTTATTTGGTCCTTGTTTAAACGTAGGAACTGCAAAATCAAAATCATATCCAAGTTCTTCTGCTGATCTAGCTCCTTGACCCATTTGACCAAAACCAAACTCAGCAGCCTCAACATCTGAAGTTCCTACAGCATAGTTTTGTCTATCCTGAATACCAGACATGATGCCATTCATATTAGCACCACCGCCTTTTCTAAACATTGGTCTTCTAAATACTTTACTCATTAAAACGCTCTATATATTCCTGCTAGTGTTGCACCTAAACCTAATGCAGATTGTAAAGCACTTGGTGTAGGTTGTGTTGATACTGTTGATCCTCCAGGATATCCTGAGATTAGACCCATGATGCCTGATCCTAAAGTCTGTGCCGCAGTTATTGGTTGTTGTAACTGTT